CAAGGGGCGTTTTGTGTGCGAAGTGGCGGAGGTGTGAGAGGGTGAAGAACAAAAAATTATACCCTGTGCTGAAATATCCCGGTGCAAAGTGGAAGGTGGCTGAATGGATTGTTGATCATATACCAGAGCACAAGGGATATGTGGAACCCTATTTCGGTTCCGGCGCAGTCTTCTTTAACAAACCAAAGTCGTTGGTTGAAACTATATCCGACTTAGACGGAAGTATTGTACGGTTCTTTCGCACATGCAGGGAGTACCCAGACGAGCTGGCATATGCGATCAGTTTGACACCGTGGAGCCGTGAAGAATTCCTGTTGAGCGACTTCTGCGACGAATGTGTTGACGATGTTGAAGCTGCACGGCAATTTGCAGTACGTTGCTGGCAAACGTTTGGAGCAAGAATGAGATGCAAAACTGGTTGGCGCAACACAACCGTGAGAAGCAGGCACCCCGGACCTGACAACCCTCGGCTGTGGAAGCGATTACCAGAGACAATAAGGACTGTTGCTGACAGATTGCTTGACGCCCAGATCGAGAATCGCCCGGCACTGGATGTTATCAACCATAACAATGGACCTGATATTCTCATCTATGCAGATCCTCCCTATGTAAAGCAAACACGCACCCTAAACGGTGACCAGTATCGCTACGAAATGACCGATGATGATCATATACAATTACTGAATGCGCTGAAAACTCATAAAGGGATGGTAATTCTTTCCGGGTATAGCTGTGATCTCTATAGAGATCTGTTGCCTGATTGGCGCATGGAGAGTATCGGTACCAATGCTGAACGTGGCACGCCACGAATTGAATGTATTTGGATGAACCCCATGTGCGCCGAACGGCAAAAGCAGATAATGATGGTTTGAGGTTGGCAAGAATGCAAGAGATTGTTGTAGATAACTTCACCGGTGGCGGCGGGCATCCGCTGCGCCCGGACAAGGTGTCAGATGCGGGCGTGATCCGGCGCAACCACCTGTGTGTGGATGATCTGGGACGGAGAGCCACCGCCATGAAGTGCAAGGTATGTGAAAGCAGGTGCCGCTGGGGCGAAAGGTATTTGGAGTTGATGGAGATTCCCTACGAAAAGCAAGGCCGGAGCGCTGCTGGAGAGATGCTGAATGAAGACCCAACACTGACGCTGAAGCAGCGCTTCGCCCGGATGCGGATCGGGAGAATTGCAGGAGGATATGAAAAGTGAACTGCAAAGAGTGCGAATGGAGAAAGAGGTGCAGGAGCCAGTGCCGGCAGCTGGCGGAGGGAGAGGCCTGTGGGCAATGCGCACGTTTCTTCTGGTGCCAGGCCATGTATGGCATAGAGGCCAGCAATACCATGTGTGTGGTGGTGCCGCCAAAGTTTGAGAGGGAGGGGCCTGAAAAGGAGGTGCGGGAGTGTGACCACTAAAGAAGTTGCAGCCATGCTTACCCAAAGGGCATACGGCAGCGAAGTAACCCGTGAAGAAACAAAGCAATTTGCAGAAGCAGGGATTGTTGTTGTATATGGCTACTCAGATGATTGCGTTGAATTTGTAGGTGCTGTTGAATCGGAAATCGGAGTATGGAACGAAAGGGACATCCCACTTCTGAACGGAGAGCCATTCTTCGTTCCCTGCGCAGACGATTGTGAAGACAACCATTGCGTTTTGCTAAAAGAGACATCCAAAAGGCTGAAACACATTTACTCGAAATTTAGTGGAAATGGTTGGGAGTTCGATGCAGATTTCCCCCATGAAAAATTCTGTATCTTCGAAGATGGAGACATTTTCGGCGAAGGGTTGGTGTATGCGCTGGCTGATCTGAAGGGGGAGCAGGATGGCTGAACATGAATACCTGATGAGCATCCAGCGGTATTTCGGTGGAGAAGAAAGGTTTCAGGTAACCGCCACCAGTAAAGAGGAAGCCGTTGAAAAGGCGAAAAAGACCCAATTTTACTGTAATGGAGAAGTCCACCAATGCACTCTGCGGTGCATTCGTAAACTTAAACCAAGTTTTGGGAAGGAAGGTGCATACCAATGACTGACCGGGAAAAGTTGGTGAAGCTGATCAATGAGGGCATCGAAATCTATTCTGATGGATGGCAGAAGTCGTTTGCAGCTTCTGAAACCATCGTCGACCACCTGATCGCCAACGGCGTGACGGTGCAGCAATGGATCAGCGTGGATGACACGTTGCCAGAGGACGGTATGGTGGTGTTGTTTGGATATGCAAATAACAAATCCGTCATCGCAGGGTATCTCGATTACAAATGCATGGGCTGGTACGACTACGCCGACATGCCGGTGGCGCGGCCTACTCATTGGAAGCCCCTGCCCGAACCGCCGAAGGAGGATTGAACTATGAATGTATACATTGCCGGAAAAATGGCCGGGTTGCCTGATAAGGGCCGGGTGGCCTTCGACCGGGCAGAGAACCAGCTGGTAGGGTTGGGACATCAGGTACTGAACCCGGCACGGATTGGTGATGGGTTGCCCAAGGCGGCATACATGCCCATCTGCCTGAGCATGATCCAGCAAGCGCAGGCGTTGGTACTGCTGGAGGGCTGGGAGAGCAGCCCCGGCGCACGGCTGGAGAGAGCGTTTGCGGAGTATCAGGAGATGCCGGTGTATACGCTGGAAGAGGTGGTACGAAAAGTGCAGGCAAAGGGAGTGCTGTGGACTGGTGAACAGTCTGCGGAGGTTCTGAGTTTGAAAGAGGAGCTGGCGGAGGCGAGACAGCAGCTGAAACGAGCAATCCAGAGTATGCGGGAGACAGCAGCCGCAGACGGAACCTGTGTTGGATGCAAACACCTTCCCGTTGCGATTGAGGACAGCCCGGCCTGCATGGAGGCAGACTGCGAACGCCAAAACTGCAAAGACCCCTGCCCCTGCAAGGGGTGCGAAGGGGCAAGCCATTGGGAGTGGGAAGGAGCTTAGGGGCTGTGTGGCATGTATTGAGAGTTGTGCTGACAATGGCTTGTATAGCATTGGGAGCACTGCTGGCAACCACAGTGGTAATGATGATCTTCAGTGTGCCGGTGCAGCTGCTGTATATACTGATGGGATGACCCATAAGGAGGAGGGATACAAGTGCTGATTTTCTGCGGACGCAGAGTGAGTATTGACGGGAAGCCAGGCGTATGGGTGGTGATCCGTAAGCACGCAGGAGGGATGGTAGAAGTGGAGCGGGAGCACAATCCGCTGCGGCGCATGGCGGTACACCGTGAAGAATTATTGCCGCCAAGGAGATGATGAGAGGGTGCCGAATGATGCGGATAGCGCATTGGTGGTATGCCCGTACTTTGTGAGATTCCACGGCGGGAAGAACGCCATATGCCAGATCGTGTGCGAAGGGGTTGCGCCGGGAGTAGAAAGCGGCGTGATTTTCACCGGAAAGGCCGACATGCACGCATGGACAAGCCGGTGGTGCAATACATACAAGTATGAGAATTGCCCCATGGCGAGAGCTATACGGGGAGAGGAATAAATGGAAGAGCAACACAACTTCTTCCGCTGAAAGCGCAGACAAGCGGGTGAAGTGATGCAACAGGCGAAGGGAGAAAAACCCTTCGCCTTTTTTGTACCCTCACAGCATAGGAGGTGAGGACGTGGCCAATGCCAGATACGGTGAGTGGCTGACAGAGGACGGCCTGATGATGATCGAAGCCTGGGCAAGAGAGGGCCTGACGGAAGAGCAGATTGCCATGAAGATGGGCATCAGCGTGCGGACGCTGGGCAAGTGGAAGCTGGCGCACGGGCAGATTTTACAGGCCCTAAAAAAAGGGAAGGCCCCGGTGGATGCCAAAGTGGAGAATGCGCTTTTGCGGCGTGCACTGGGATACAGCTATGAAGAGATTACGGAAGAGCTGCGCAAGGACGCTGAAACAGGTGAAAGTGCGCTGGTAATAACGAAAAAGGTAACGAAACACGTGCCGCCAGACACCACTGCGCAAATCTACTGGCTGAAGAATCGCCGTCCGGACAAATGGCGTGACAAGCCTGCGGAGGCTGCTGGCAACGAAGATAACACCATCAGGGTTGTGTTTGACCCATTTGATGGAGGCGACGCAAATGGCGATTGAGCTGCATATTCCAGAGCCCAGCCCCAAGCAGCAAACCTTTATGGAGAACAAAGCCAAGTACATCTGCTTCGGTGGAGCCCGTGGAGGCGGCAAGAGTTGGGCGGTGCGTGTGAATGCAGTGATTACCGCACTGAGGTATCCGGGAATCCGGGTGTGCATCATCCGTAAGACCTACCCGGAGCTTCTTGCCAACCATGTGCGGCCACTGAAGGAGATGCTTCCTCCGAAAATTGCGACCTACAACAAAAGCGAGAAGATTTTCACATTTGCCAATGGCTCTACCATCAGCCTGATGTACTGCGCAAGGGAGGAAGACTTGGATCACGCCCAAGGTATCGAGTTTGAGGAGATCGACCTGGACGAAGCCACACAGCACACGGAAGGCGTATTCCAGAAGCTGTCGGCCTGTCTCAGGTCCACCAAGGGATACCCGTTGCATCTACGGTTGACCTGCAATCCCGGTGGGCCCGGACACGCATGGGTGAAGCGGCTGTTCATTGATAAGAAATTCAAGGACGAAGAAAAACCGGAGGATTATGCGTTCATCCAGTCGCTGGTGGATGATAACCGGGCGCTGATGAAAGCGCAGCCAGAGTACAAAGCACAGTTGGAAGCGCTGCCCAGTAAGCTGCGCAGGGCATGGCTGCACGGAGAATGGAACCTGTTTGAGGGGCAATTTTTTGAAGAATTTGTGGACAACCCCAACCCGCTACGCACGAACACCCACGTGATTGAGGCATTCGACCCGCCCAAGAGCTGGAAGAGATACCGAAGTTATGACTTTGGCTATTCCAGACCCTTCAGCTGTGCATGGTGGTGTGTGGATCACGATGGGCGCATGTACCGGATATTGGAGCTGTACGGATGTACAGACACGCCCAACGAGGGCGTGAAGTGGACGGCGGACGAGCAGTTTGCCCGGATTGCGCAAATTGAGCGGGAGCACCCATGGCTGAGCGGCCACAAGGTGGAAGGTGTGGCAGACCCGGCGATCTGGGCGGCAGATGGCGGTGTGAGCATTGCACAGACAGCAGCCCGGCATGGGGTGTTCTTCTCGCCGGGCGATAACAAGCGTATTCCCGGCTGGATGCAATGCCACTATCGGCTACGGTTTGACGAAAACGGACTGCCGATGATGTATGTGTTTGACTGCTGCAAGGCGTTTATCCGCACCATTCCCCTATTGATCTACGACGATCACATGCCGGAGGATCTGGACACAAAGGGTGAGGATCACGTGGCGGATGAATGGCGGTATATGTGCATGCTCAATCCCATGGCGCCGCCCCAGCAGAAGGAAAAGAAGCCCATGCCCTACGACCCGCTGGGAGTTGATTGGAACGCCATGCGGGGACGCAGGAACGGGAATGGAATACAGATTGTGTGAGGAGGATGACAACAGATGGATGAGAAGAGGAAACGGCCTGCGGATGCAGAGAACATGCGGGAGCTGGTGCGGGGCAACCCCTACGGCCTCGCAGGCCACCTCCCCTTACACAGGGGAGGCTTGGAGGGACCGGAGGATGGCGGGCAGCTGCACCCCATCGAGGGCACGGAGGAAGGACTACCAGTGGAACTGACGGACGAAACGCTGGTGCGCAAAGCGGAGGAGCTGTTGCAGAAGTACAAGCAGGGTAAGCAGCAGCTTGAAAAACGCATCATCGAAGACGAAACATGGTACCGGCAGCGACACAATGCGGCAGCCAGCAACAACCCCGGCGACCCTGCCCCATCTTCTGCGTGGCTGTTCAATGCGCTGGCCAACAAACATGCAGATGCCATGGATAACATGCCATCGCTGGCGGTGCTGCCCAGGGAGGAAAGCGACAAGGAAAGCGCCAACACGCTGAGTGATGTGCTACCTGTGGTGCTGGAGCAGAACGAATTTGAACAGGTATACAGCGACATGTGGTGGTACAAGCTGCGCAGCGGTACCGGCTGCACAGGCGTTTTCTGGGACACCAGCAAGCTCAACGGGCTTGGTGACATCAGTGTGCGAAGCCTTGACCTGTTGAACCTGTACTGGGAGCCTGGCATTACAGATATTCAAAAGAGCCGAAATGTCTTCTATGTGAGCCTGCATGATGGCGATCAGCTACGGCAGCAGTATCCCCAGCTGAGGGAGGTAACAGAAGGCAAGAGTTTCAGCGGCAGTGGCATCATCACGGTAGCGGAATATGTCCATGATGAGAGCATTGACAAGAGCAATCAGCTGATGATGGTGGACTGGTACTATAAGCGGATGCAGAACGGAAAGACAGTGCTGCATTTCTGCAAGATTTGCGCTGGTAAGGTGCTTTTCTGCTCAGAACGTGAGGATGGATACGAAAACGGATTTTACGAACACGGGAAGTATCCCTATGTACTGGATGCACTTTTTCCTGTGCCGGAAAGCCCTGCCGGGTTTGGGTACATTGATATTTGCAAGGGAGCACAGCTGTACATTGACAAGCTGGACAGTGCGCTGCTGAAAAACACGATCATGGGCGCTAAGCCCCGGTTCTGGCTGAAAAACGATGGCAATGTGAACGTGGAGGAATATGCGAATACGGAGAATGACTTTGTGCATTTCACCGGCAGCGCCAACCCCAATGACAGCGTGGTGCAGATCCCGGTGACACAGCTGAATGCCTATGCTGTGACCATGCGTGGCGAAAAGATACAGGAGCTGAAAGAAGTGAGCGGCAACCGGGACTTCTCTCAGGGTGCAACCACGGGCGGCGTGACGGCT